CATGCTTTGGGCGTTTATTTCTGTTAGTTTCCCGGTATCGTGAACCAACCTGATAGGAACTCCATTTGCTGCCGCCATTATGCATACCTACTTGTTGTTGTTGTACCACCTAATGCTCTGGCGACTTCCTCCTGCATGAGTTCTGACATCTCTCTTGCAATCTGCCGTTTATCAGAACGGTCTGTTACGCCTGAGATGTTGATGTTCATTGTGAAATACTGATTGACACCACCAGATACTGAGGTGCCTATTTGAGTTCCACTGGATTCTTTCTTATTACCACCACCCAACAGACCCTTGGCCTTGCCTACGAGTTTACCTACAGAACCTGTTATTGCTTTCTTTATCTTGTTGATTATATTCAATACTTGCTTGAATGGCCATAGTATGATTTCTCCCACTTTCTTGAACCTATCAATCATGAAATCCTTGACTTGTCCTAATCTAGTTTTTAAGCCACCAACAAATCTCATTATCTTTCCGAAGGCCTCCCCTACTTTTTCGGCAATTCTAGATGGTATACTGAAAATGAAGTCCTTTAGCAGAGTCAATTTATCTATAGCCTTGTCTTTGAGTGTTCCGAATAACTCAGGTATCTTACCTAACGCCCCTGATAACTTACCAACCAAACCACCGAAGACCTCTGGTATTTTTTTGAATCCATCTACAATGAATCCTATTATCTTCTTACATATGTTCCAAATACCACCGAACACCGTCTTTGCTATTCCTATCAAAGGGTTGAGTATAGGCATGATATGCTCATCGACAAAACCCTTAATTTTATTGAATATAGACATAGCCAACTCACCTAACTTGGTGAAAACCGATGTGAACAACTGACCAATCATACCTATGCCCGATTGCACAGCGCCTATACCACCCTGAATCAGAGTAGTGGTCGAGTTAACTGCCGCTAGGGAAGCCAAGATTGGTGCGAATGCCATTAGAAATCATCCTCCTGAAGGAAGGAGTAGTCTAGAGTGACTATGTCAGAACTGTCAGAGTTTCCTCTAATTCTATCCTTCTCCTCTTGTCTCTCTTGCTCTGCATCGAAGGCCATAGCCCATGCTAGGGATTGTTTGAAAATCTCCTCGCTCATATTGTATACCTCCGTTAGTGAAATGTTGTAATGTTTTGCTATGTTGTATGCAAACAACTGTAGTTGAAGTTCGATGTCTTCTGAGGACTCTATTCTTTGCTTCTTCAGAAAACTCTCAACCTTCAGTTGCTCGCTTTGGTAAACCCCCCTTGCATAGCCTCCGCCATCTCATCTGGTTTGGGGAGTAGCGTAGCCAGTTGCTCACCAGCATATGCATTGAGTTGTCTCATCTCCTCTATGGAGAGTTCTGGGTTAGTTCCTACTACCCAGTTTGTGAAGGCATATTCCCAGTATGCCTGTAAATCAAGAGAAACGCCAGATTCCGACACTACAAACATTGTTTGTGCCGCTTTTTGAACGTCCAAATACGTTATGTCTCTTATCCACACTTCCATGATGGCTTCAGGGTCTTCCCTGTCAACCTGTATCTCATGTTTGTGTTCTTCATTATTCGTTAATATCTTCCGTTTGTTCACTACTTTCGCCATTTGTTGTCACTTCCTCGGTTACAGCCTCGTTAGAGGGGGCATCCAATGTTACCTCAGCAGCCTCTTCCAAGGGGGCTTCGGTCTCACCTTCTTCCGGTTGTGTATCTTCGGTAATACCTTCATCGTCTCTCCTTAGGCGGAGTACGACTTCGGCTTTTGTACCTCGAATTGTAAGTTCTCTGTCCCTACATACATCACGTAGTTCAGCGACAGTCATTGAATCATAATCAGTATCTACAGCGAATGGTGAATCAGATGGCTCCACTACTACCTCTTCTTCATCCATTGGTACAGGTGCAGCCTCTTCTACTTCCATTAGAGTTTCTGTATTTAAAGCAGCAACATCTTCTGTATTTTCTACATCTTGTAGCACTTCTTCAGCGGCATCTACCCAACTAGGTTGGTCTACGACCAAATCATCTTCTAATGATTGGGCGACTTCATCAGTGGCTGCTTCCCAAGAGGGACTGTTGATTTGACCTTCTATGTAATTATCTATCTGCACTCTGCTCTTCAATCTCTTCAATGCACTAGACATTTTTACTGATGTAATGTTACAAAGCCATTTTGCATAGTTCTCTCTAGGAACACGATTGAACTTCTGTGCTCGCATTCTAGGTGCAGCGAAGTCATTCAAGTCTTGTGTCATATTGTATACCTCAGGAGTGGAACAGTGGGTCAATCGTGATTACCTTGATTGACTTCGGCATTATCTTCAACATACTCCTTATTGGACCTTTATCCTCAGGTATGGGTAATGGTGCTTCAGTAATGAAGTAGTCATCAATTAGAATCTCAATGGTCTCTTTTGTGCCCGTACCACCCTGCTTGACGAACGATAGACGAATCATATCTGCATCAGTGGTATCGGTTGTAGTGTCATCGAAGTTGTCTACACCTCTCCTCATATTGTGATAGAAGAGGGGGTCATCCACTATGATTTCCAACTCCAAATCATACTCAGTCTTACCCGCTACAGATATAGTCGGGTTTCTTGTGCCAGCATAAGGTGTCTGGTCAGTCTTTGAGTCAGCCACATTAGCACCAGTTATTGTATAGAACTGTTGCACTCCTGTGGAGCCGTTGAGTGTGAAACTAACGACCTGACCTAGGGTAGTGCCCTTGACTCTCATTGTGCCGTTGTAGAACATGAATGGTTTCTGTGTCCTCTTCGCTATACCTGACTCCTTGCGCTTGACCTCTGTATTTGCTGTGTCCTCGAATAACCTATGAGCGTCATATCTGTCACCTTCGTTGGCATCCTCCAACCTGCCGGTGTCAGTATAGCATAGAGCGGCATCGAAGTTTACTGTCATTCTAAGAGCAGCATCAGTATCAGCCTTGAGTGAGAAGTCCTTCACCTTGCAACCACGGAAGACACGTGTGAGTTGTTTGGAATCTGATGCACTACCATCAACCACCTCAGTAGTGGCTATACCATCACCTAGACCAGTATCATTTCTCCTGATGCTGACCTCCATTGCGAAGGATGGAAGAACCGTTCTAGAGTAGATGAGTTTCTCGATTGGATTCTCAAGTGTACCGAATGTTCCGGCAGTGGAACTAGCGCTAGTTGTGAGGAGATTAGGACTCCCATTAGAGCCATCACCCATGAATCTACAGAAATAGATATCCATATCATTAGCATGGTCGAATTGGAACGGGTCATCAACCCATATCTTACCGTTGTTTATGGCCACTATTCTTCTTATTTCTGTCTTCAGTGCCTTGCTGATTATGCTATCTGCACCTTGTGCGGGCCAAATACCATCGCTAGCAGTCTCTCTGTGAGTGTTTACATCTGTGGTATTGAACTCTGGTATGATGACATAATCCCCAACTGCCACTGCTTCATCGTCACCCGACCCCAATTCACTAACTGGTGTGCCTGTGTATGCGAAGTAGGAATCACCGGGGCTGATTGTCTGAGCAGTTTCTAAATCTGTGCCACCAACAGGGCCGCAAAGAGCAGATGGGCTGTAATAGAGAGTATCAGAAGCAGTAATTTGGACTTTTGTCCCTTGACTGAAAGTGAGGGTGCTAGAAGCACCAGAATCGCTTATTGCAGTGAGTCTACCCACATAAGTGCCATCTGATTTGAAGACGGCATCACCAGCAGCAACTGCTGCGACTGTTGCTGATACACCAATAGCACTTGTCGTTCCAGCAGCACTTGTGCCGTCTGGTGTGACTGCTATGGTAGTGAGTGGTAGTTTAGCCACCTCATGTCCTAGTGCATAGTAGAACCAGCGACCATTGTGTAAGTTGCACTCGAAAGAGCCACCAGTGTTGATGAATCTGCCCGGTGTCTGCACTGCTACGTCACGACCTAACCCAACTACGTGGAATCTCTTGAGGTCCACTACTGTCTCAGGTAGAGCCACAGTGCCGACCAGTCCAACGAATTGGTCAGATAAAATCCTCTCAGCAGCAGCATTTGCGTTTGTTGCATGGGTCATTGATGTGTCTATAGCAGGAGTCTTGTAAGGTAGTATGTGCATTGCACCAGAATCTGTATCTATGTTACCACTACTATGGTCGGTCTTCAATGCAGGAGAAAGAGTTAGGTTGGTTTTTGTCTGCTTGACTATGGTGTATACCCTACCTTTTTTGCTGTAGTTATCATCTTCAGACCAAGGGGAAGTTAAACCACTGAAGACCACTTGGCTACCTACTAACATTCCTAGAGGATACATTAGTTCCTCACTAGCGTTTACCGGTGCGCCAGCAGCCCCATTCAAGAATGCTATTTCGCTAGTATCTTTGATAGTATCTCGTGTTGCTGTAACGGCTCTAACATGGAAAGTAGAACTAAGGCCAGAGTCTTCTAAAGTTAGTCCAGACTCATGCCCGAACGTAATCTCGGTTAAATCTCCACGATAGACTGTTGACGGCATGGCTCTCTCTCACCTCATGGGATTAACTCTGCAAAGATAACAACTTCTATCTGAAAGGTCGTTCTGAACAACATTTTGCTCCTATCTGACAAATCCGTTCGTGTTTTGAACACGAGTCTGTCGTAGTTTTCGCCGTCCCCTTTGCGCTTGGTATGGATGCATCTTCTTACCTCATTCTCCATGGATTGCAGGTGCTTTCTGCTCCTCATGGTTCTCGCATCCAATGTGATGTTTATTCTAGTAGTAACAAAATCGTATAGTAGTTCTGGAGTCTCTTCATTGTGAGCAGTCTCGAATACCATGATATAATCATGATTCTTCATGTCCAACCTCTTACCACGCTCCGGTCCGACTTCAGCGATGTCTATGATTATAGGCTTGTAGTTGCCTGTATTCCCCCTATTCCAGTTGGTTTTGAGTACCTCTATGACGGAGTCTATACCTTCTAGAAATGTAGCAACCATTAGTTCTTCACCTCTGCTATCGGTAGTATCTTACCGCCTCTGTAGTTGAAGTTGTGCTCCCTCATCTCAGAGTTGCCTTCTGTGAGCATCCTTTCATCGACCCTACTCATCACCTTTTCAATAACTGCCTGTGATGCCGGTTCACCGCTTTTCATGACGGTTATGAGTCCATCATCATTAGAAAGACCCTCATTCCTCATCTCTTCACTCTCCTTTCTGGTTCTGACGGCTGGTGGGTTCTTCGTGTAGTGATTACGTAGGTTTTGTTGGGTAGCCATGACTTCAGCGAAAGTGTCTCTCACGCTTGCACGCATTTCCTCTGCTGCACTATACTTGGTCATAGGAAAGCAACCACCTCTTTGTAACGTGGTATTGTCTTATCTATATCCATCTGATACATCTGTATCTTAGAAGCGAGGTCTACGTTCTGCGTTCCCTCTGGTATGAGTACACTCCTATCGTCATTCAATAGTAAATCAATGACTACCATCTTGGTGCATATGTCCTCAATGGCTTTCTCAAGGTATCTCTCACCATAGATGTAGGAAGCCTTGACTGCATTCCACTCGAAGAACGGGTATGAGTTGTTGAAGTAGATTATTCCCATCTCAGGGTCTAGCCAGAAGTCACGTAGCCTACCTCCATCTCCAGAACTACCCTGCAAGTCAACATCCATTCTTTTCTGTGTGAGTGTCCCCGCTATGTCAGAAAGAGCAGAGCCTATTACAATAACACAGCCGGTGAATGAAGATGCGGTCTTACCTGTATACCTGAAGACATCACCACTGGCATCGAGAATAACACCAGAATCTGCAAAGTTAGCAGTGGCATCTACAGTGGCATCGTCGCTTGTGGATGTGACATTGATAGTTGTACTATCCAAACTAGAGAAGGTACAAGTGTGGCTATGTGTGTCCGTTACAGTCACATTGGAATTAGTGGATGCTATTGTGCACGTTTCACCCCCCTTCACAGCCCTCATACTGGTTATTTTCACAACACCAGTGCCTAAATCGGCGTTGGCGGTTGCTAGGAACTCATTGTGTACCGCCACATTAGAGGTGCTTCCCTCTAGTGTGAATGCGGGGGAGAAATCAACAGCGGCCTTACTGACCCTATCCTCCTTGTTGATTAGGTCAGCCAGATTCTGTGCTGTGGTTGTGCTATCGAAATCCGCTCTCCATTGTCCAGTGCCAGTGCCCATCGTCAATGTTGCTACAGAGGCAGTGCTGTTACCGGGACAAATAACAATAGAGCCAGACAATGCGTTGACGCTATCAGGTATTATGACACGTGCTTCTGCCGCACCAATCTCCCTGTAGTCGTCCCCCTGCCACAATTCAAGACGCAGAAGTTGCTGTACGTTCCTGTATAGCAGTGGAGTAGTACCTACGTAATCTGTGTAGTACCTACGCCTGTATGGTTTGTATGTGTCGAAATTGATGTATTCAGCGGTAACCAGATTGGGTCTCCATGAGTTGTGGGTCATGTTATCTATCTTATCTTGCATTCTCAGTATGATTGCATCTACCTTGTCTTTTGTAAGACCACGAGTCTTACCATTGGTGAATGATGCTTGATTCTGCACATACGTGTTATCAGCCGCTTGGTAGTTTGTGATGGATAGACCTTCACTGATGAAACCGAGAGCAACCCCGTTTATCGTGGATGATATCTCGGTAATGGTAACAGTGATACCCATCGGGTCAGCGTCACTGTAGATTAGAATGGAATCGTCAACGCTGAATCCTATGTTCCTGTAATCAGAACCAGTGACGTAGACCTTGGCGACATCGTTTGCTGCGCCCCCAATCACAGATAGGGTAGTGTCTGAGGATACTAGAACCGCCTCTTGTGGTCCAATATCTAACAAATCAGCGACTTTCTGTGCTGTTGTGTATACAATCGCAGTAGGGTCTAGAGGTCTAGTCTCTGCCTCGCCGGGGCTGAATACTTGTGGCATTACCAACGAGCCTCCTCATTTCTGTGTGCCATGTTGTATTCCATGGGTTTCTTGCAAGAACTGCATTTCTCTACCCACATGAAGTGAAGTAAAGCACAGTGTTGACACCTTGTGCCAGAGCCTATATTGAGGATGTCACCTATGTCATCGACTCTCTTATTCTGCTTAGTAATAGCGCCTGCTAGTGGTTTATCCGTATTGAATACGGTTCCAGTGCCAAGAGTCTCTGCTAGTTTGACATTCTGTTTTTGTGCACGTTCAATGTCGCTGAGTTCAAGAGTTTGTAAATCGAACCCCATACATTCCCCTCACCATCAACTAGTTGTTACGAACACATATACGTTACCCAATATGTTATGTGGGTCAACTGCTACAGGGGTGTTAGTACTAACAGCGGCTACTATCGCCGTCTGTATGACTCCCCTAGCCGTACTGTCGTTGAAGTCAGTAGGTGCGTAAGGACCCAGTATGGTACATGTCTTAACCATTCAGTCACCGCCTCAGGAGCGGTTCCCTAATGCCCACCAAGTTCCGTCTTGCCCAGCAACGTGGTTTAGCACGAGCGAAGGCGTAGCGGCGTTGATAGATGTGAACACCCCATCGACTCCACCACCAGTTCCAGCGGTTGTGCTAAGTGCATTAGCGCCACCTGCTACTATACTTGCTAAAAGTCCTGACAAGTCTATGGTTGTCGCTGCTTCTGTACTTGTATTGGTAAATGTGCCTGTATACATGATGAGATTACCCATCACTGTTGGTCTATTTTCTGTTGTTTGTGTCTGTGTCATTTTCTTATTCCTCCATTATATTTGATTCTGTTGCCGTTTCCTCAACTGTCTCTTCAACTGTCTCTTCAACTGTCTCTTCAACCACTTCCACTACAACTGGCTCTTCGACTGTCTCCTCGACAATCGGCTCAGGTGCGGGTGGGTTTAGAAGGCTATCGACTTGTGCTAGTAGTTGAGTCTTAGTTTGATAGACTCTTCCAACAGTTCCGCCGTTGTCTCTGACCCAGTCTATGATGTCGGCTCTTCGCCATCCATCATCTGGTAGTCCGTCTTGGCCGGCATCCACTGTGAGGGGTTCATCTCCCTCTAATCTCCAGTGTGATGCTGGTAACCTGTGTCTCCACAGGTCTATCCATTCTTGACTCTTAGTCTGCGGAACCGCCCTATTGAACTCAGCGCCCGAATCAGGAGAGTTTCTCCAGAACTCAGGACCAAGAAAGGTTACGGATGGCAACTAGAACCACCTCAGGATACTATCGCCATGAATCCAGTGCTTCCGGTTAGTGTGCCCTCACAAGCGAATGTGATGGTACCTGACCCAAGTCCTGCATCTACCGAGCAAGATGTGCCGGCTACACCTGAGCCGCCAACTACTATTGCATGTATTGTATCTGCTCCATTACCGACTGTGAAAGTTGCGTCATTCACAATCAGAGTGCAAGTGCCGACTATTAGTTTCAGTCCTCGCCCTCCTGTATTGGTTGTATCGTCGTTCTCTGCCGCGAATGGTGTTAGAGCACCGGGGTATGCATCTGCTGCCCCACCTGCTCCGTCTAACCATCTGCTGTCTGAGCCTAGCGCTCCTGCGTATAATTCTAATTCAAAGTCCACCGTCATTACTCCGGCAGACCCACTTGCTTTTGTCATTGTTATTGCCATATTATTTCACTCCTTTTGTCTCCATTATCTCCAAACTACTCACTTGAGGTCTCGAACGCTCCCTTGTCCACCGAAGAAAGTTGTCCATAATTCTCCCATGGTCCTGTACATTCCTTCCTGTCCTAGTCTGTTGATTGCGAATGGGTCACCAGTCTCAATTCCACTCTCGTAGTATTGTGTCGGGATGGCCGTGCTGAAGTACATGTAATCGGTATCTAGGAAATACATCCTGCCGAGTCCATCTGCTGCTACGTCTTTGGAAGGTATGATTGGAACTCCGTTGTAGGTTGCTACTACGAAACCTGCTTCCATACCGGGAACACCCTTCACACCGTTGTGGGATGGGGTGACCCTCTTTTCTTCCATGAACCTCTGTTGTGACTGTAGTAGTTGCTGTAGCCTCATCAGAGTGTCGTACTTGGTTAGGATAACCTTGGGGTTTCCACCACGGACCCAAATCTTCTGGAACAAATCGTCCAGATGGTCTAGGCTTAGAACTCGGTTAGCAGACCCAGTGTCTCCGTTACCCTCAGCGTAGGACCAAGAGTTGTTGCTTCCATTTCTGTCGATGGAGTAGATATCCTCGTCTCCAGCGTCGTAGTGTGTCCCTGAGGTCATTACTGTGCTGTCAGAAGTAGTAACTCTGTCGATTGACTCGATGTTGTTTCCTGCTGCTGTCGTCACGTCAGTGAGAAGCATCTTGTTGACCATCTCTGCGTGGTGCTTGCCCATTTCCTCTTTCAGGACTGAGCGAATGTCGCCCATTCCGTCGTCCTTGTCAGCAAGGAAGATTGCAGTCTCCGACATGTCGAAGGTGTGCACAATCGTCTTTGGCTTTGCAGCCACGTGCTGGAAGGTAGGCTTGACTGTGTCTGGAAGGGTTGCGTTCTCTGCAACTCCACCGTGCACTGCGCCTGAGTTAGGCTTGTCAGTTAGAACTCGCCATCCAGAGCGGTCCCAAGGACGCTTTGGTAGTATGGAGAATGCGTTGAACTCTTGGTTCATCTGTGACCATACCTTGCGTCCGTAGATTGCATTGTATGTGCCAGCCGATGAAGAGAGCATTGGTGCATCCGCCTTCAAAAGTTCACTGCCGGAGTAAGAGTAACCCATTGAGTTACCTGCTCCGTAGTAGTATCTTTCCATGTCTGTTATTGTGCGTATGTAATTTCTTGCCATTCTTAATCACTCCTAAAGGTGCTGTTTGCGAGGTTATGTACCTCTTCCCAACTCATTGTTGCTAGTTCTTCAGTTGAAGGTACGTCAATTGCTGGAAGTGCGCTATCTGATTTTGCGATAGTAGAACCGGACTCTACTGAGCCGATACTGTCAATTCGCTCTGTTAGAGCGGCTAGAGACTTCTGAATGTCTGCTAGAGGACCACGAGCATCGTATGCTGCGGCCTCTGCCTTTGCAACTTCATGTTGTCTCTCATGTGAGAAGCGGCTTGAGAAGTGATTCTCTAGGCTTCCCTTGAACTCCTGCTCTAGTGCAGCAGCCTTGTAGACTTCGTATGCTGCCTCAATGTCTGAGTCAGAAACCTTGTCTGCTGATAGGAACTGGGACTTCTCGATGGAAGATTTCTTGCCCTTTCCACCAGAGCCGAAACTGGCCTTTGGTGCTTCTGGCTTTCCATCTGAGGTTGCCCTTCCCTTCACCTGTCCGGTTCGTCCTACTTCATTAGAGGACATCTCTTCGGGTGTTGAGCCTAGGTTGGCCTTGTTGACATCATCAAAGTGCGTTCGTGCGGCAGTTGTGTCCACACCTGCACTCTTCAGAGTGTCTTCCATCCAGTTGAGGTATTCCGATGTGATAACGTCTGAGTACTGTGATTTCTCAACATCCTCTTCATCATCTTTCTTCTCATCGGCCTTTTCCTCTTTTGGCTCATCATCTTTCTTATCGTCTATAGCATCTTTCAATGCTGGTGGTAGTTCACCCTTCTCCATAGAGTCGAGTCTTCCTTCTAGACGTGACAGAACATCTGTCATTTGCGTCATTACGTTATTATCTTCTGTCATTTTTTTCACCTTATTTTTGTCTTCTTTTAGTATTCTGAATGTTGCTTCAGGGTTTATTCCTTTTTCACAGATTGTGATTTCGTGTAGTTCCAGTTTGCTGATTTCTTGATAATCGCCGTGCACTGGGTCTGATTTTCTGACTCGCTTGAATGCCTGCCCTCCAATACTAAATCCTCTTAACGAGCCTTTTCGTATTTCGGCAGCGACTTCTTTTGCTTTCTCGATGTCGTCTCGTAATTCTACAACTACAAACATTCCGACATCATCAACTTCGCTTTTCCACAACCTCCCTTCATTATCTGTATAATTTGGAATAACTTCTCCGACCTGTATATTTGAATGCGCTAATTGCACGTTTCTGTACTTCGGGTCCTCCATGTATTTCTTGAATGCTAGTTTCAATGCGTCCTTTGTTATTTTGTCCCCTTGTTTGTCAACTACTTCTACGCTTGCATATCCTGCGACAACGAGGTCTCCACCTTTGATGATGGTAATTCCAGACTGAGATTGACGCAATGGGGACAACACACTGACTCAGGCTTATCGTGTCATACTACATATATGAAGCGGCATCAATCTAAACTGTTGATGCTTCTTTATCTTCACCAGAATCGCTGTACTCAATGCCCTTATCCTTCTTTTGTTGTCGCTTCATATGTGGATATGGTTTTTCATCGTCTTCGGTAGGCCGTGCCTTCATGTCGTAATCAGGTAGAGATTGCTCTCCTTCTAGTGATGTTGGACCTCTTGGGCTTTCGATTTGTGCACCTAATTCTATTCCTAGACCTTTACCTCCACTCATAGGGAAGTGTCCCTTCTCAAGAACATCAAGTGCTCTCATCATCACATCAAGCGCCTTTTGCATCTCAGGTTTGAGTATTTGATTCTCCTCTGCAATTTTCTTACCCTTGTCTTCCTCTTCTTTGGGCAGGGGCTTCTTCTCTATCTTGCCTTTGAGTAGCATACTGGCTACTTGTGACCAATATGGTTTGAGACTCTCTGAGAGTCTTATCGAGTATGTTGACTCCCCTATATCGGATAGTGTGGTTCTAGGTGAATGCACCCAATATCCCATGTCCGACTTCTCAATTGTATAGAATACATCATTCTCAGTATACGTTTTCACAATGATTGTGTTATCCTCTATGTCTATGTTATGGGGGAAGTGTAGGTTAGGTGTAGACTTGGCCAGTATATTGAGTGTCTCCATACTAACGCTGGCCTCTCCTTCTCCTTCACCTACAATCTTAACAGGATTCAAGTCGTAGACTACCCTCTCATTGATTTTCTTACGCTTGACACCGGTAACTTCCACTTCTACTATTGAGCCTTCATCAAACGGTTTGGGGCTGGTAACTGTGCCTACATCGAGATATATCTCTCCCTCGTATTCCACTGTTGCGTCTTCTATACCCTCATCGTCAATGAGAGGACCCGCACCCAATCGGTATGTGATTTTCTTCTTCCCCCTCTTATCCAGTATCTTGAGATTGACGTTCTTGTTTGGTCTGAGTAGAACCCACTTGGGGTGTCTCTTCTCTCCCTTCATGTAGGTGCTCTTCCCATCTCTGATTAACAGGCTGTCATGCTCTTCCAGTAAACTGTTGATGGTGTCTTCCAACCCATCATCATCAGTCATTCTAGTATCATGTGGGCCCGGTATGGTGACATTATCATAACCATCATACTGCCCTCTTAGTATCTTGAGTCTCTCTTGAATGTTCATGTCAGTGATATCGGTGTCATCATAGTAGGTTATGTCTATGATGTGCAATTCATCATCAGCGAGTATACCGTCTAAGGTACAATCCTTATCACCTAGACCCTTGACTCCTTCTTTGACCCATTTTGGTACACTCATCCTTGAGTTGTTCTCATTGTATGAGGTTATCTTGTCACCTATCTTCATGACTACTACTCTCTCACCATCATACCACTTGGAAACCACCCAAGAGCCTGTGAAGCCTCTGAGTTGACTCATGTCCTTGAAATCGAATATACGATGCATCGGTCTTATTGGCGGTACGAACTTGGGGGTATCGTCCTTCTTCATGAGTAGAGAGTCTGGGTTCAAGAGGAACTGTGCATAGTCAGATGGCTCACTGAGAGTTAATGAGAATGGGTCCTGTGCTGGGACTGTGCCGTCACCACCAACCATATACTCGTTCGCTCCAGTTTGGGATACTTGCTGATTGTCTTGCGCTTGAACTGCGGCTGCTACTTCAGGTCCCATTTTGTTGTATATGATATTCATGGGAACTGGGTGCATTGGTTGGGGAGCACCTGTCGGTCCTGATGTGAGTTCACCAAAGGTGGCATCAAAAGATTCTGCTGGTTTCCTGAGTCTGTGATTGCTATGATTCATCAATCCGGTGTAACCATACAAGTCCATGACGGGCGAGCCGTGGACACCGTGCGGGTGTAATTCCCTTGGTCCGAAGCCTA